ACACGTATAGTCTTTTATGGATTGCTGACATTACTCTTGAACCACGTTCTAAAAGAGCTACGGTTGTACCAACAGCGGCCTGTTGATTCCCGTCCCCAACCTGCATGTCAGCAATGGACGCGAATCTTTGTCCTGCTTGAACTACAATTCCCATCAATTGCAATAACGTTTGCGATGGTTCTTTGTAAGGTAAGAATACGAAAGCATCTTTTAGATTACCACCAGGAGTGTCAACATCTTTAAATTCACCTGGTTGTATATTTTGGGCATCATCTTTTACTCTGACACCTCTCTGTTTAAATCCGGCTGGTAAGTTAGATAAAGTTCCAGCATCTAATAACTGACGGAGAGCCGCAGTTGCAGTACGACTCAATCCGCCAATCATGTGTATTAATCCTAATCCGTAAAATCCTAGTCCTGGCAGAAACTTGAAGTGGACAAAATATTGGATTTTCTTTTTCTTAGGATCATTGGGCGCAAAGTTTCGTCTAATAGACAAAACTTTCCTACTGCCTTCTTCGATTGTAACGATGTAAGGCAATTTTATTCCAGTTGGTTCTCCGTCAGGACCAACATCTTCGAAACCTTCTAAATCTAGATTAACGTGGCATTCTAGAATAGTGTACATGGCTTCTACTCTTTGGGATTTTGTAATTCCTTCGACTTCTCTCTCTTTTTCTTCTAACTCGTTGGTAATTGTCCCAGTGGGTTTTGTTAACTCAATGTCAGAATAAAAACCTGCGACCATTTGTTTACGCAAATCATTCTCTGACATTTTTATTACATGGATGACTGATTCCGCATCGTCTAATGAGGTAGCCGTATACGGAACAACAAGGTCATCTGCAGGAACAAACTTTGATACAGCTCGTCCCAGTAAATCGTCATAATAAATTTTTTTAAATGTTGAACCTGCTAATGGTAAATAAAATAACATTTGATCAAATTCAGGTTCATATTCTTTCATTTGATCCATTAACTGATAGTTCATGAAATTTTTAACTCTTTGAGCTTGCATTTCTTTTTGTGGACTTGGTGCTCCCATAGTCATCGTTCTCACGGGTCCATCAGCTGGAAGTAATTCTTTATAAGCCAAAGATTGAAACTGTGTAACAGCTTCTGCTAATACTGGGTGAGTTGCACCTGAAGCTCCTTGGAATGGTTCTGTTCTGTTTGTATATTTAAATCCTAAAAGATCTAAACCTACAATGTAAGCTCTTTCCCATTCTGCACGGGAAACTTTATATTCTCTAAAATCATTTTGTAATTGATTTCCAATCTTAGATGTTTCATCTTCTGGAAGTAATTCGTTTAAGTTTGCAAAAGGATCACCTGCGTCAGGTATATCAACTTGATTAGGGTCAAAATCAATTGTTGCACCTGTATCGTCTTCTGTAATCTCAACTGGACCTTTTTGAATCTCTTCCTGTAAGTTAACGACTTCTGCAACTTCATCATCGGGTCGTTTAACGTTAGGGAGAGTTTTATCTATATCTGCCATATATTTTCTCCTGTTTATTCTTATCCTTTTTTTCTACTTTAATCAACCCCTGTGGATTAGGCCCTTTTAAAGGGGGTATCGCCTTCCATTTAACATGCTTCATGTTTTTAACAAGTGTTGGGTTTTCTTTTACCATTTCTTTTTTAAACTCGCTATTCCGCCTTGTGCATATCTGGGAGCAATTTGTGATTGCCAATTTTGATTAGCTATGATTCCTCGTTCTGTTCTTTCGTCTATTCGCTTCTGATCGGCTGCTGCTATTTTTTTCATAGTAGCTATATCTTGTTGTTCTGCTTTATCCATTAAACCTTGATCATAAAACTGTCCTTGTTCTGTATGAGGAGTTGGTCTTATAAATGGTTGCATGTTTAAAGTATATTCATCTAATATATCATCATAAACTTTTTGTCTTTGTATTGGTGCTTTTTCACGATATCCAATTCTTCCATAACCAGGATTAACTTTTTGTTGTTCCATTCCATATAATCTTTCTCCAAGTTCCATAATATTTCTTCTTTGTACCGCTGCTGATCCTTTAGGAAGCGCTGCTTCAAATTCTTCTTGTTCGGATTGCCCTAATATTGGACCAAAACCATAATCAGTTGCATTTCCTAAAATTCTTTTCCAAGATTTACCAGCTGCATAATCTCCAATTGCAAATGGAACCATAAAACCTGCTTCAGCTAACAAACCATAACCAGTCCATTTAGCAGCACCAGTAAGTGCTCTCATGCCTTTTGTAAACTTACCTAGTTTTGTTATTGCAGCTTTACTTCCTTCAGCTCCTTCTTTAACAAGTTGATTATAACCTTTTTGATAATCCATAATTGAATCACACTGACCACCAGCACCTTTTTTACATGGAATACCGGAACGAACTAAAGCTTCTTTTAAACCTTTAAATTTTGTTTCATCAAAACCTTTTAAACCTTTTTCAACGAAACCTTCTACTTCTTTAAAAGAACCAAAACCTTTTCCCCCATATCGTGCTCCATCTACATCTAAAGTAATTCCTAATTTTTTTAATCGTTCATCTACATCTATTCTATCAAATACTTTTGATTGAATTTCATTTCTTATTTTATTTGCTTTTTGATTAGCAATACGTGTTACTAATTGAATATCTTTTGTAGGAGAATGTTTAACTCCTCTTACGTGGTGTTTTTCTAAAGCTGATCTAGTTACATCAACTCCTTTTTCATCAATTAAATAATTTAATAAATGATTTAATTGTAATCTACTATCTATCGGCACTCCACCTTTAGTAAGAATATCTTGAATAGCTTGATTAGGAAGAGTTCTAGTTTTATTAGTTATATCCACTAATTTTTTAGTTGCTTTATAATCAGGATGAGAACTTTTAATAACTGAGGCATTATGTTTAGATTTCCATTTATCAGCTGACACCCATTTATTTCCATCTGGATCTATATGACCAATAATTTTTTCTTTACCTTTTATTATTTCAGTAATGGGTTGATAACCCGCTCTATCCATTTGTGAAAGTAGCCATCCATCAGGTGATCCTAAATTATAAGCATATTTCCATTCTGCAGGAGTATCTGCAAATCTTCTTATCTGTTCATATAAAGCTTTACTATCTTCTCTTCCTCCCGCAGGAATTCCATATTTATTATTTTTAAAATCCCATTCTTTTATAACATCATCAAAACTATCTTTTATTGCTTGCTGTGCTTCATCAGATAATTTTCCAGCTACATCACTCCATAATCTGGGTTTAATATTATTTGTATTAAAATCAGGGTTTTTTAATCTACTATAAAGTAAGCTTTCACTAATTTGTTCAGTTTTAGGTAAATTTTTATTTATTGTTTTTACGGTTTGTTCAACATTGAGTTTTACAGTTGGATCTAAAGTATCTAAATGGTTTTTAATAGCTTCTTCTTTAAGAGCAATATTTCCACCTGTTCTTGAACCGCTAGTAATTTTAAATTTATCTTTATATTTATTCCAAATTTTTTGATTGGCTCCATGACTTTTTTCTCCTGCTTTTTCAAAAACCTCCTGAGCGGTTCTAAACTCTGTTCCTTCCGGCTGATTTTTTAACCATGATTCAAATTTGTTTGCAGACTTACCTCTATGAAACCCGATCCGTCCACCTTGATTCATGTTCCGTGGTCCAGGGACCTGGGATCTTGGACGAGTGAGCCATCTCATCATCTGTGCATGTTTTTCAATGTCCATTATTCGCCTAACATATTAGCAAGACCGCCTGATGCATTTTTCTTACGGCCTTTAGTCTTGAATCTTTGTAATTCAAGTTGCTGATTGGCATCATCTACTACTTTTTGAATTTTAGCATGTCCTACAGGATCTGTTTCTTTCATAAATGTTGAAAACTCTTCAGCGACTGCATCATCAGAAATATTAATAGTTCCAGTTTCTTCAATGCCTTTTAAAGTCTTAGTTGGTCTAGAAGCTTTATCCATAGCTCTTTTCATTTTAAGCATTTTAGCAAAATTTGTAGAAGCTTCATCTAATCCAGCTCCGTATACTGCCGATCGTTCAGCGTCGTTTAAATCATCATAAAGTCTATTTTTAAAAACTCGTGGATTATTTTCAACTAATGATTCTGCAACCATGTCTGCATCGTATTTATAATCTCCTGTTGGGAAAATATTGTCGTAAGCTTCTTTAACTTTTTTCTTATCTTTTAAAAGTTTTAAAATTCCTGCACCTACTTTTCCACCAATCCAATAACCAGCTCTACCGCCTGATGCAAAGTCATCTGCTTCAGGAGCTCTGTCATCGACCCAATGTTCTCGCTCTGCTTTTATCTTTGCCTTTCCAGTTTTTTTCTTCACTTTCCCAGTTGCAAACATTTCTACTTCATCAAAGTTAGATGCATGTTCACCGAATTTTTCAGTAACGGATTCTTCAAATTTTACATTCTCTGGATTTCCTCCAGTAAATTCTGCTTCTTCAACATTAAATTCTTCTTTAGTTTTAATTGAACCTTTTTTTCCTTTAACAGGAATTTCTTCTGATGCTCTATAGTCTAATCTAACCGGTTGACCATGTTTACCATCTGGAAAACCATGTTTCTCTACTCCAAGATCAACCCATACATCCCCGTTGTTTATATCTTGATTTACATAAACATCTGTTTTTGAATTAGGGAGTTTAGTTTTATGAGTAATAACTCTTTCTGCTCCTGAAGGAACTTCTGCTCCTTCTTTAATAACTTTATTTACAAGAGGCTTGAACCATGCTGGCATGCCTTCTACATTTTTAATGGGAACTTGTGTTAATTCTTTTACAACTTCTTTTTTAGCACCACCTTTTAATAAACCAAATAATCCTGCTTTAGCAGCGCCAACTCCAGCAGCTCCTGCGCCCATCATTTTTAAAAATGCTCTTCTTGCTGCATTTAGTCCACCAGCACCAAAAGGAACTCTCTGATTATCATTATCTTCAGCAAGTAAATAATTTAATCCTGTTGATGTCGTTGATGTAGAACCAGGTGCTGCTAATCTTGTTCTACTTGCTAGAGCTTCACTACCATGTGCTGTTGGTCCTAGTTCTGGTTGTTCTACAAACCCACCGTAGAAAAATTTTTCTGGTTCTGTATCTTTCCATCTACCTTTATCAAAGTCTACTTCAATAACTTCTGCCGAAGGTTTTTCTTTTTTAGTATAAAAATAATTTTTAGAACCATCTATATTAGTTCCTACGTGCTCATTAAAACCTTGTTTTAATTTTTGTTTTTCAGAAGCATCAATATAATTTAATAGCTCATCTAATTGTTTTTCATCTTTAATTAATTTATGATCAATTCCATTAGTGAATAATTTTTCTCTTAGCATCATTTCACCAAAATCAATATTACCTTTATTAGGTAATTTCATGATACCTTCTGCATTAGGTTTTGTAAGTTGTTTTGCAACCCAATTTCTAAGTGAAAAAATTCCTGATAATTTTGACATTAATAATACTCCTTCTTCTTAGCTTCAGTTTTTTCGTCTTCATAATCTTCTGGATGGGGTAAGAAACCGCCCTGCCTGAATCGCATGATGGCCATAGTCGTAGAATCGACTAAATCATCATGATCGCCAAAAGGAAATGACGCGCATTCCTCAATGACTTCTTCTGCGAACTTTCTATCAGGGGCCCAAATTATTCCTGCCTCAAATAACGGTGCGCATGAATTTACTCTAACATGTTTATCATTACCACGGCTTGGTGTAAAGGTCATAACTGGAATATCCATCTGTCTAAGCTCATGGGTCAATGGAGTTCCAGATGCTTTCTGTTCGACGATTACCATGTCCGGATTCCAATATTTATACTGCTCAAGAGCAACTCTACGTAATTCTGGAAACTCATAACGCTCTTTGATCGCATCTAGCAAAATTAAATTTGGTTTTGAGTCTTCATTTGGATAAAATACACCCCAAGTCGTGATTGCACTAAAATCAGCAGTCTCTTTTTTCAAAAATGCGGTATCCATCGACATAATGACGTAATGACAGGTTGGTAAATGGTCTTTATCCCATTTGGTCCACCATTCACGTTTAATTATAGCTCCTTCTTCAGAAGTTGGACGTTGCATCCACTGTGCATTCCATTTTCCAACCGGTAATGTTGCTTTTACCTTCTCTAATTCCTCTAAACCCCAATATTGTGGCCAAACAGGTTCTTTTTTCTCTCCGTGGTCCAAGATCGCTGGAAACTCGACCACTTCCCACTGATCTCCTTTAATTTCAGTTTGGTTTTTTAGCAAAATTCCAGTTAAATCTTTTTTACTCCATCTAGTCATAACTAAAACGATTTTTGCGCCTGGTTGCAAACGCTGTCTAGGACCAGATGTATACCACTCATACGCATTTTCCATGGCAGTTGGTGAAAGTGCATCTTGCTCAGAGTGTGGATCGTC